CCACGGCCGCCGGCCGGGCGGCGCGCGGCCAGGAGCTGCCGGCCAAAACCGAGGGGGGGGAGGGGGCCGGGGGCTGGCCGGTCACGGCAGCGGAGGGATTGCACAAACTTTTTTATTTTTTGCAAAAGTGCTATATTCGGCCCATGTTTGAAACCCTGCCATACGAGCCGCGTCAACTGCAAGCGACTGAAGATCGCTTGGCACGCATCTATAAAGCAGCCAAGCTCGGCCTTAAAGGCGACAACCTGGCGCTGGCCGCAGGCATGTTGCCCAAGGAGTACGCCAGGCTCAAGCAGTTTGACGAAATCGCGGAGTACGCTGAACTCAAGGGCCGCGCCGAAGGCGAGATGGAAATAAGCCACTTGCTGCACGACGCCGCAGCGCAGGGCGACGCCAAGGCGGCGCTGGCGATCTTGCAAAACGTCCACGGCTGGGTAGCCAAGCAGGCCATCACAGTAGATGTGAACCAAGCGATCAGCATCACAGCGGCGCTACAAGAGGCCGAGCGACGCGTCATCGACGTGATCGAGAACAACCCAAGCCAAGTGCTACAACATGCAGACCACACGTTACAGCGCGCAGGATGAGCAGGAGCTGATGGCTCGGCTATGGAGCCCGGCCATTAAGGACAATCCGCTGGCGTTTGTAATGTTCGCGTATCCGTGGGGCGTCAAGGGCACGCCACTGGAGCACTTCACTGGCCCGCGCAAGTGGCAGCGCGAGGTGCTCGCAACTATGGCCGAGCACATCAAGAAGAACGGCGGCAAGCTGGACTTTGACGTGCTGCGCCTGGCGGTCAGTTCTGGCCGGGGTATCGGCAAGTCGGCGCTGGTCAGTTGGATTACAGACTGGATGCTGTCCACGCGCATCGGCTCAACGACCATCATATCGGCCAACAGCGAGAGCCAGCTTCGCAGTATCACCTGGGCCGAGCTGACAAAGTGGCTGGCGATGTCGATTAACAGCCATTGGTTTGAAGTGAGCGCTACCAGACTGATGCCGGCCAAGTGGCTGACGGAGCTGGTCGAGCGCGATCTGCGTAAAGGCACCAGATACTGGGGCGTTGAGGGGCGGCTGTGGTCGGCTGAGAACCCAGACGCCTACGCTGGCGTGCACAACTTCGACGGCGTGATGGTGATATTCGACGAGGCCAGTGGTATTGACGACGCTATCTGGGCGGTGACCAGCGGATTCTTTACCGAGAACACGCCAAACCGCTTCTGGCTGGCGTTTTCCAACCCGCGCCGCAACACAGGGTACTTCTACGAGGCGTTTAACAGCAAGCGGGAGTTCTGGGCGTCAAAGATCGTGGACGCCAGAACGGTCGAAGGCACCGACAAGCAGGTGTATGAGCAGATTATTGCGGAATACGGGCCGGACTCCTCACAAGCGCATGTCGAGGTGTACGGTCAGTTTCCGAACGAAGGCGACGATCAGTTCATCAGCATCGGCGTGGTCGATGAGGCGATGAAACGGGCCAAACATATGGACCAGTCAGCGCCGATTGTGATCGGTGTAGACCCGGCGCGGTTCGGGGCAGACGCAACGGTCATCGCCGTGCGGCAAGGGCGCGACATTGTCAAGCTGATACGGCACCGGGGCGACGACACCATGACGGTGGTCGGGCACGTCATCGACGCGATTGAGGAATTTAAGCCGTCGCTGGTCAACATCGACGAGGGCGGGCTAGGGGCGGGCGTCGTGGACCGGCTCAAGGAGCAGCGGTTCAAGGTCAGGGGCGTGAACTTCGGCAACAAGGCCAAAAACCCCATCATGTACGGCAACAAACGGGCTGAAATGTGGGGCGATATGCGCGATTGGTTGAAGTCAGCCAGCGTGCCCAACGACAGGTTCTTGAAAAGTGACCTAATTTCGCCTAAGATGAAGCCCGATTCGCGTGGTACTATATTTCTAGAGTCCAAAAAGGACATGAAAGCCCGTGGTTTGGCCTCACCGGACGCAGCAGACGCCATCGCGCTGACGTTTGCGTATCCTGTCGCCAGCCGAGAATATCGTGAGCCAAAGTCACACATCCGCACCGCAAGCGGGTATAGTGGCGGGGCTGTAACCAGTTGGATGGGGGCGTAATGGCTAAAAAAGGCGTGTCTCTAAGCGTTGGACGGGGCGAGAAGCTGCCCGTCAGCAAGGGCGCGGGCCTGACAGCCAAGGGCCGCGAGAAGTACAACGCAGCCACCGGCTCCAAACTCAAGGCGCCAGCACCCAACCCCAAAACCAAGGCCGACCAAGGCCGTAAAGATTCGTTCTGCGCCCGCATGGAAGGGGTGGTTAAAAACGCCAAAGGTCCAGCAGAGCGGGCTAAGGCATCACTCAAACGATGGAAGTGCTGATCATGGCTACCAAACCCGGTCTTTACGCAAATATCAACGCCAAGCGCGAGCGCATCAAAGAAGGCTCTGGCGAGAAGATGAGGAAGCCTGGCTCGCCCGGCGCACCTACCAAAAAAGACTTTGTACAGTCGGCCAAGACGGCTAAAAAAGGCAAGTAAATGGCTAACACAAAACCTATCGGCGTAGCATACGAAGATCAAAACATCATCGGCGCCGACCGCGTTCAAGCGACCAACATTGCCGCTACTGGCACCATTGGTTACGCTACGGGCGCGTACGACACAGTCACACAAACCAACAACAAGACCACAGCAGTCACGATTAACACGCCGTCAGGTCAAATTATCACCGCCAACGCTCAAATGGCCCCTAACGTCAATGCGGTGTTTGTGGTTAATTGCAGCGCAGTCAGCACCAAAGACGTGGTGGTGATCAGTGTGGCCTCTGGTGGTACGTTGGGTGCGTACAACGTGTTCATCGTAGCAATCAGCAATGGCTCGTTTACAGTAGAAATCAAAAACGTAACCAACAATGCGTACAGCGAAGCCATTCGCCTGAACTACGCTATTTTTCACACTGCGACTTAATATGCCACTCACAAAATCCACCTCGAAAGAGGCGTTCAAAAAGAACATCCGGGCTGAAGTGAAGTCCGGAAAGCCCGTCAAGCAGGCCGTTGCGATTGCCTACAGCGTCAAGCGCGCCGCAGCCAAAACCCCCTCGAAAGGCAAGAAATGAACAAGACCCTCGCACCCATCAGCAAACTCAACGCTTGTGAGCCAAAGATTACTGGCGGCGGTATGCCTGACCGCAACAAAGAGACGTACTCCAAGATGCCGGGCATGGGCTGTCACGGCACCATTCCGTCGGGCACCAACGTCAAAGCCACGGTTACTAAGGTTCTGAGCAAGATCAAGTAATCATGCCTCAAGACTACACAGGAATCGCCGCTGCTGGAGCGGTCAGCGAGGGCGGCTCGGCCAAGGACAAGAGCGACTCTGAGGTGCTCTCGACGGCCAGATCCCGCCTCGACATGGCGATTTCTGCGTTGTCTGAGTCGCGTGAGGACGAGCTTGACGACCTGCGGTTCTACGCCGGCTCGCCCGACAACCACTGGCAGTGGCCGGCTGACGTGCTGGCAACCCGTGGCGCGGTGCAGGGCCAGACGATTAACGCCAGGCCGTGCCTGACGATCAACAAGCTGCCCCAGCACGTCCACCAAGTGACCAACGAGCAGCGGCAGAACAGGCCGCAGCCCAAGGTCATTCCGGCAGACGACGGCGCTGACGTGGAGGTGGCTGAGATCTTCAACGGCATGATCCGGCACATCGAGTACATCTCGGACGCCGACGTGGCCTACGACACGGCCTGCGAGAACCAAGTGTCCTACGGCGAGGGCTACGCTCGTATCCTGACCGAGTACTGCGACGACGACACGTTCGATCAGGACATCAAGATCGGGCGCATCCGCAACAGCTTTTCGGTCTACATGGACCCGATGATCCAAGACCCGTGCGGCTCTGACGCCCGCTGGTGCTTTATCACCGAGGACATCCCCAAGGACGAGTACGAGCGCCAGTACCCGGACGCCGCGCCCATCACCACGTTGCAAACGCTGGGTGTGGGCGACCAAGGCTTTAGCCAGTGGATGAACGAAAACACGGTGCGTATCGCCGAGTATTTCTACATCGAAAACACGAAAGAAACGCTCAACCTGTACCCCGGCAACGCCACCGCCTTCAACGGCACGCCCGAGGACAAGATGATGCGGATGCAGTTTGGCAAGCCGCTGCGCTCGCGCCCGTCTGACCGCAAGAAGGTCAAGTGGCTCAAGATCAACGGCTACGAGGTGCTGGAGCGCTCTGACTGGGCCGGCTCGCACATCCCGGTGATCCGCTGCGTGGGCAACGAGTTTGAGGTTGAGGGCCGGCTGTACGTCAGCGGCCTCGTGCGTAATGCCAAGGACGCGCAGCGCATGTACAACTACTGGACCAGCCAAGAGGCAGAGATGCTGGCGCTGGCCCCCAAGGCGCCGTTTATCGGCTACGGCGGGCAGTTCGAGGGCTACGAGATGCAGTGGAAGACTGCAAACACCCAGAACTGGCCCTACCTTGAGGTCAATCCAGACGTTACAGACGGCGCAGGCGCCGTTTTGCCGCTGCCCCAGCGTGCAGCCCCACCGCTGCCCCAGACCGGCCTCATACAGGCCAAAATGGGCGCTGCCGACGACATTAAGAGCGTCACCGGGCAGTACAACGCTTCGCTGGGCATGACATCGAACGAGCGGTCGGGCAGGGCCATCTTGGCTCGGCAAAGGGAGTCGGACACCGGCACCTACCACTACGTTGACAACTACGCCCGGTTCATCCGCTACATCGGCCGCCAGTTGGTTGATCTGATCCCGAAAATCTACGACACGCAGCGCATCGCCCGGATTGTCGGCGAGGACGGCGAGTCCAAGATGATCAAAATCAACCCGATGCAGCCCGAGCCGGTCAAGAAGATCCGCAACGAGCAGGGCATTGTGGTCGAGAAGATTTACAACCCCGGCGTCGGCAAGTACGACGTGATGGTCATCACCGGGCCAGGCTTTGCCACCAAGCGTCAGGAGTCGCTGGAGGCGATGGCCCAACTGCTGCAAGGCAATCCGGACCTCTGGCGCGTGGCTGGCGACTTGTTTGTCAAGAACATGGACTGGCCGGGCGCTCAGGAGATGTCTCAGCGCTTTGCCAAGGTCATCGACCCGGCGATCATCGGCGATGATGAGGACAATCCGGCGCTGGCTGCGGCCAAGCAGCAGATGGAGGCCATGAACCAAGAGATGCAGCAGATGGCCGGGATGCTCCAGAACGTGCAGAAGTCGATGGAGGCCCGCGATCTGTCGATCAAAGAGTTCGAAGCCGAGATCAAGGCGTACCAGGCCGAGACGCAGCGCATCAGTGCGGTGCAGGCCGGCATGACCGAGCAGCAGATTCAGGACATCGCTATGGGCGTCGTGGCTGCGGCGATGGAGAGCAATAACTTGAACTCGCAGATGCCGGAGATGATGCCACCTGAGATGATGCCTGAGCAAGGAGTCCCGCAATGAGCACCGCAGCAGACTTCATGGGCCTTTTGTTCTTGGCTCGCGACGTGGCCCACTCGGTGCATCTGAACACGCGCAGCTACTCCAAGCACCAAGCACTCAACATCTTCTATGACCGCATCATTGGCGCGGCTGACGACTTTGCCGAGACGTACCAAGGCCGTCACGGGCTGATTGGCCCCATCACCTTGCATTCGGCCAAGAAGACGACCAACATCAACGAGTTCCTTGAGGCATCGCTGGCCGAGGTCGAGGAGATGCGCTACAAGGTGGCGAAAAAAGAAGACACTTCGTTGCAGCAGTTGATTGATAATATCGTCGAGATATATTTGCGAACGCTGTACAAACTGAAATTCTTGGCATAAGGACACATCATGGAACTCCTCAACCCAATGAGCCAAGCGGATTTTCCCGCTTACTCCGCAACTGCCGGTGCTACTGCGGGCAACACAACTGCATGGGGCGCTGGTCCTCAAGGTGTGATGGTGTGGTCTGACCAGCCCTGCTACGTTCAGGTGGGCGTGGGGGCCGTGGCTACCAGTGCCAGCACCCCAATCCCTGCCTTCACGCCCATTCCGTTTGTCGTGCCGCTAAACACGACCGGCGCCCCCTGGCGCGTGAGCGTGCTGCGTATCGGCAGCACTGACGGCACTGCGTACGCCAAACCCATCAACAAGCAATGAGCTTCGGTGTAGCCTTTCGCAACGCCGTTGGCCTTGGGCTGGGCGGCATCATTTCGCTTTTCGGCGGGCGTGGTAGCGAGCAGGCCCAGAGCAATCTTCTTACCGAGTCCGGTGACAACCTCGTCCAAGAGGACGGTGGCTTGATCCTTTTGGAGTGACCTAAATGGCCGTCAATCTTTCCCCCGTGGGCGGCGTTGCGGCCCAGTTCTTCACAAATACCGGCGCAGTCCTGACTGGCGGTAAGATTTACACCTATTCCGCTGGAACAACCACGCCTGCGGTGGCTTACACATCCTCGGCTGGTAATGTAGCTTGGTCTAACCCTATCGTTTTGGACGCTGCTGGACGTGTGTCTGGTAGTGGCGAGATTTGGTTGACTGACGGTGTTAACTACAAGTTTGTGTTGAAAGACAGCAACGATGTTTTGATTGGCACTTATGACAATGTAGCTAACAACACTGCTTTGTTAGCCTATCAAGCTGCAGTAGCATCACCTTCTGGTTCATCGTTGGTTGGGTTTAAATCTGCAAGCGCAAACGGTGTGCCCATTACTGTTGAGACACATCTGCGTTCACAATATGTAAATGTGTTTGATTTTATGACATCTGCCGAAATTGCAGATGTGCAGTCCGGTAACAAAACACTAAATGTCCGAACCGCCATTCAAAACGCATTTGACTATGCAAATAGTTTGCTTAAAATTTCTCAAGCTGCTGTTGGTGACCTCAATCGTTTTGCCATCAAAGGTGTTTATTTCCCACATGGCGTTTATCGAATTGATACTGGATTAAATATTTCAGGATATTCAATTATTTATGGCGATGAGGCCCGAGTTGAACAATCCACAGTAACGGAAGACATTTTTTCGTCTGGTCAGATTAATCCGATAAGCGGCGCTTACATTGATGGCGCTGCTTACTTTGTTGAAATCTACGGCGTGACCTTTTTTGGTGGTCGTCGGCACATCGTTCTTGCAAACAACAATCTCGACGCAAACCAACTCAGAATTCAACGATGCAGTTTTTTTAACTCAGGCTCGTTTGCAATAGATGTTGTTGCGACAAGTGGCCAGTTAAAAATTGACGAATGTAAATTCTCAAATAACTACCGACTTGCTCGTCTTGCAAACGACATGAAAGAATTTTCTGATTGCTGGTTTGATGGCGCAAAAGCCAATACAGCCAACACCACTCAGATTATTAATTCTGGTGGCACGTTGTATTTTTACCGATGCCTTGGATTGCCAGGCACTCAATTAAGTGCCGCTTGGGTTGCTGATTACCAAAACCATGTGCAGATGTATAACTGCCGATGGGGTGATGAAGGCGGTAATGGCGGCTGGCCTTTAATCCATGCTTTTGGGTCACCTGACTCATCAACTAGATACAGCCCATCAATTGTCATTCGTGATTGCTATACAGGTGGAGGTTTAAATTCAGGCCGCGCAGATGGTTCGTTGGTTTATTGCACATATCCTGCGGTAGATGGGATTAAACGTGTGCCTCCAATCATTATTATTGACAATGTTACAAAAGTTTCATCGTCATTTGCGATTGGTACAAACTTGACCGATGGTGAATTTAACGTAGCGTCAAATTTGCACACTGGTCTAACATATTACTCTGTAAATGCTGTTCAACAAGAAACCTTTGGCATCTCAGCCAGTGTGCCAACACCAGTAAAGCAACGCAGTTTGCGCCGCAAAGAACTTGACTTGTCCAGCACCGCAGGAACAAACCAAAATCTATTTAGGCATTTTATTACTCAGCAAATGCTGGCGAATCAAAATTCATTTATGAAGATTCGTTACAGCGGCACTGTTGCAAACAATGCAAATGCCAAATCAATATTAATTTATTTGACTGGCATTAATTTATCCACTCTAGCGTATTCGCCAGCCACCAGTGCCGCGACTACCTTTTACGGTGAAATTGATGTATATGCACCAAATGAATACAATTTAACTTTTACACACCGTGTCACTGACACCACAGGCGTAAAGGTTGTATCTGTTGAAAATGTTGCGCTACTGAATATCATCAACACTGAATATTATGTTGACATTAATACAAACGGCGCATCTGCTGGTGATATTGTTATTCGCATGATCGACGTAGAAATCAATCTTTAATTGGAGTTTTAAATGGCTGATCTAAAAATTTCACAACTTACCGCCGCAACGACTCCTCTTGCTGGCACAGAGGTTTTACCGATTGTTCAATCGGGTGTAACTAAAAAAGCAACTGTGAATGACGTGCGAAATGGTTTAGCTTCATACGAGGCTGGCACTTGGACACCAACCATTGACCAAGGCGCAACAGGCATCACCTACAACTCGCAGCTCGGCTCCTATGTCAAGATTGGCAGAATGGTATTTTTGAAATGTTCAATAAATGCAAATTTCACCACAACGGGCGCGACTGGTCGAATTGGCAATTTTCCTTTTCAAAACTCAACCGATACTGCTGGAGGCTCTTGGCTTTCTCCGGGTCAAGGTGGTGGTTCGGCTTTGGGTGGGATTTCAACTCCAATTACCCCTCAAGGAACATTTCAAGCGTATTTCATAAGATCAGGCCTTGATGTCGTATTTATTGGCGGATCAAATGTGGTCATTGAAGCAACTTTTATTTACATGGCTTAAAGAAAGAAACATCATGTCCTTTGAAAAAGTTGTGCTAGTTGATAGCATTGAGGTTGTTGAAAACGGCTGCATTCAGGTTCGCACTAGAACCGATATTAAAGAAGATAACGTTGAAATCAGCAGTAAGTTTCACCGCCACATTGTTTTACCCGGTGATGATTACAGCGGCGAAGATGCCAAAGTGCAAGCAATTGCCGCATCTATTCACACACCTGAAGTGATTGCTGCTTATCAAGAAAAACTTGCAGAACAACAAATTCCTGCCGCATAATAGCGGCACAAACTGTACTGGCCCAGTAGACCAGGGTTCCTACGGAACGAGAAATGACTGAAGAAGTCCAACAAGCCTTAGCGGAAGTTGAATCCGCGCCAGCAGCCGAGGTGACGGCCACCACGGACACTGCACAGAACGCGCCGGAAGTAGCTGAACAAAGCAACGAGCAAACGCCCGAGGAAAAGAAATTCTCCCAGGCCGAGATCGACGCGATGATCAGCAAGCGCCTCGCAAGAGAACAGCGCAAATGGGAACGTGAGCAGCAGGCTAAACTTGCCCAACCGCAAGCGCCAAGAGAAGTCCCGCCTATCGACCAGTTTGAGTCCCCTGATGCCTACGCGGAAGCGTTGGCGGTCAGAAAGGCTGAAGAACTGATCGCGCAGCGTGAGTTCCAACGGCAGCAGGCTGAGATTAACGACGCTTATCACGACCGTGAGGAAGAAGCTAGGGCCAAGTACGACGACTTTGAACAAGTCGCCTACAACCCGCAGCTTCGAGTCACTGACGTGATGGCCGAGACAATCAAGGCGTCCGACATGGGGCCGGACCTAGCCTACTGGCTGGGAACAAACCCGAAGGAAGCTGATCGCATTTCCCGCTTGGCACCTCTTTTGCAGGCCCGAGAGATTGGGAAGATTGAGGCCAAACTTGGCTCCAATCCTCTTGTGAAACCGACTACGTCTGCGCCTGCGCCTATTTCGCCTGTTACCGCACGCACCAGTGGAAGCCCGTCCTACGACACGACTGATCCTCGCTCGACGAAGACCATGACTGATTCGCAGTGGATTGAAGCTGAACGTGCCCGGCAGATGAAAAAGCTGCAAGCACAAATGAACCGCTAACTTTTTTAAAGGAATTTTTCGATCATGGCCAACTCAATTTTGACAATTGACATGATCACCCGGAAGGCTCTGGAGATTAACTAATCGGTCTCCCCTAGGGGTAACCCTAGGAAAAAAACTGTGTGAATTCGGTGGACGTCATGTAAGATGATTACATGAAAACACCGAGCCAAGCCAAAAGTGAGAATGATAAGGTAGATGACGACGACAAGCGGGCTAAAAACCGCGAAGCCGCCGCCAGATACCGAGAACGCAACCGAGAGAAAGTCAATCAGCGTATGCGCGATTGGCGTGATGCAAACAGGGAGAAGTCCCGAGAGCACGCACGCAAATGGCGCAACCGGAAGATTGCAAATGGAACGCCAGAGGAAGTGGCCGCGATACGCGCCGCAGAGTCTGAGAAAACCAAGCGCAATCAAGACCGGTGCAGAGAGCAAGTGTTTGAAGCCTACGGCGGATACAAGTGCAACTGCTGCGGAGAGACTGAGCGAATGTTTTTGTCAATTGACCACGTTCATAACGACGGGGCTGAGCAAAGGAAGGCAGGTTTGTATGGCGGAAGCGGTACAGCCTTCTACATCTGGCTCCGTAAGAACAAGTTCCCTGAGGGGTACCAAGTTCTGTGTATGAACTGCCAAGTTGGCAAACACAAAAACGGCGGCGTTTGTCCTCACCAGCGGAAGGTGTAACGACTATCCCGTAAGGGAGTACAGCCAAGTGGCTGGAAGCGCACAGCCCCTCGCAAGAGGGTGAAGAGATAGTCTGCTCTGCATGGTGACATGCAGCAGCCCGAAAGGGCGGTCAAGGCGTAACGAACCTTGGCGAACATTTGGCCTAGAGAACAACCTGGTGCTCACCCGTAACGTGAACCGTCAGTACGACGACAGCTTTGCTGTTGAAGGTGCCAAGATTGGTTCAACCCTGCGTATCCGTCTGCCTGACCGCGCTCTGGTCACCGACGGTGCCGCCCTGCAAGTGCAGGACGACAACGAGCAGTTCACCACCCTGACTGTGTCTTCGCAGAAGCACATCGGCGTAAACTTCACGTCTGCCGAACTGACCATGCAGTTGGACGACTTCGCAGAGCGTGTTCTGAAGCCTCGTATCAGCCAGTTGGCCTCGTCCATCGACGCTGACGTTGCTAACGCATTCAAGCAAATCGGCAACACCGTTGGCACCCCTGGTACCACGCCCGCCACCTCGCTGGTTCTGCTGCAAGCCCAGCAGAAGCTCAACGAGAACGCCGCAGTGATGTCGCCTCGCTACGCCACCGTCAACCCAGCGGCCAACGCTGGTTTGGTTGAGGGCATGAAGGGTCTGTTCAACCCCACTGACACCATCAGCAAGCAGTTTAAGAACGGCATGATGGGCATGGGCGTGCTGGGTTTTGACGAGATCAACATGTCTCAGTCGATCAAGCAGTTCACCACCGGCTCGCGTACCGCTACTGGCGGTTCGACCTCTGCCGCTGTGACCGCTGAAGGCGCTGTTTCCATCGCCATCACCGGCGCTGGGCCAAACGCTACCGTCAAGATCGGCGATGTGTTTACCGTGGCTGACTGCTTTGCTGTGAACCCGCAGACCCGCGAGTCCACTGGTTCGCTGTTCCAGTTCGTCGCAGCCGCTGACGTGACCCTGAACGGCTCTGGCGCCGGCACCATCACCGTGGCTGCGATGTACTCGGCCAACCACGCGCTGGCTACCGTTGACGTTCTGCCGCAAAACGGCAAGGCCGTCGTGTTCGTGGGTGCTGCTTCCAGCCAGTACGCTCAGAACCTGGTGTACCACAAGGATGCGATCACCTTCGCCACCGCCGACCTGCTCCTGCCGCAAGGTGTGGACATGGCCGCTCGCGCCGTTCACAATGGCATCAGCCTGCGTGTCGTGCGCCAGTACGACATCAACAATGACCGTATGCCTTGCCGTATTGACGTGCTGTACGGCTTTAATACCATCCGTCCTCAGATGGGCGTTCGCCTCTGGGGCTGATTGAATGGGGGCTTCGGCCCCCTTCTACACATTTATTTTGAAAGGATTTCATCATGGCTCTCCCTAATGGCGCAGGTGGTTATCAAGTTGGCGACGGCAACCTCAACGAACCCGTCATCGGCTACTTGCCGGTCCCCGCATCTGAGACTGGCACTTCCGCTGTCACCCTGACTGCTGCTGAAGTAACCGGCGGTATTCTGATCGCCAATCCTGGCACCACTGCTACGACCTACACGATGCCTATCGTGGTTACGTCGGGCGCTACCGTCGGCGTTAACGATCTGGTTTCCAGTGCCAAAGTTGGCAGCACCTTTAACTGGGTGGTGGTCAACATCGGCACCTCGACCGGCGACATCACAATGGCCGCTGGCACTGGCACTGGCTGGACGATTGTTGGTTCGCTGTCCATTCTTGACGGCACTTCGGCCTCGTTTATCGCTCGTAAAACCAGCGACACGACTTGGACTCTGTACCGCGTCTAAGCCAACGGGGGGCTTCGGCCCCCTGTTTTTAAAAGGATAAAACATGCCTAATACCAAGCCTGTAGGCGTTGCGTTTAGCGACCCCGAACTGACCTCCGGCACAACGATTTCGGGCGCAATCATCGACAGCACGTCGAAGGTTTTGTCCAACATCGCCAGCGGCCTTACTGCGTCTCAACAAGGCGCGACTATTGCCACTACCGGCAACAGCGACGTTTTCATCATCGCCCCTGCGGCGGGGGTGCTGACTTCTGCTGTGTTTTCGGGTGTGGACGCGCTGGCTGCAAGCGATACCAACTTCATCACGTTTTCCGTCACCAATCTTGGGACTACGGGTTCCGGCAGCGCCGCTATGTTGGCGGCTACCGATGCCAATACGACCAAGACTACCGGCGGGACTGCGCTGACGGCTAATGCCGCACGCACGTTGTCTCTCAGCGGTACTGCTGCCAATTTGGTGGTTGCTGCCGGTGATCGTCTGCGTATCCGCGCAGCCGCAACTGGCACGCTTGCTAACACGGTGACGTTCCCTGTCTACCGTCTTAACTTCAGCGTTGCGTAATCGGGCGGGGGCTTCGGCCCCTGTTTCTACACACATGGCAGCAATCTATCTCACCCATCCCATCCACGGGGCCAAAGTCGCTACGATGGACCTAGAAGCCGATTCGGATGTTCAAAATGGCTGGTCACGGTACAATCCGGAAATTGTAGAAACCGCGCCGGAGCCAGAACTGGTTGTGCGGCGTGGCCGGCGCAGCAAAGCCGAGACACCCGACGAAGGAGAGTAAGATGGCGACCTACACCGCAGGCGAACAGATTAACCGGGCGTTGCGGCTGCTAGGCGTCTTGGCCGAGGGCGAAACGCCATCGGCCTCAGTGTCTCAGGACTCCCTGATGGCGCTCAATCAGATGATCGACTCGTGGAACACCGAGCGATTGGCTGTTTTTGCCACCATCGACCAGATTTGCAATTGGCCGGTCGGCGCAATCAACGCAACCCTTGGCCCCAGCGGCTCGCTGGTGCGGCTCAACGGCACTGCTGTACGCCCGATTCTGGTGGACGACGCCACCTACTTCAAAGACCCCGGCACTGGCGTGTCGTACGGCATCAAGCTGATCAACCAGCAGCAGTACGACGGCATTGCGGTCAAGACTGTGACCTCAACTTTTCCGCAGGTGATGTTCGTCAACAACACCTACCCGGACTTTGACATTTACATCTACCCGCGCCCGACGCGGCTGCTGGAGTTCCACTTCATCAGCGTCCAGGAGCTGACGCAGCCTGCGAACCTGTCCACGGACATCCTGTTTCCGCCAGGCTACTTGCGGGCGTTCACGTACAACTTGGCCTGCGAGATCGCGCCAGAGTTTGGCGTCGAGCCCAGCCCCCAGGTGCAGCGCATTGCGATGTACAGCAAGCGCAACCTCAAGCGCATCAACAATCCGGACGATGTGATGTCGATGCCGTACTCGCTGATCGCCACGCGGCAGCGGTTCAACGTCTACGCAGGCAATTTCTAGGAGCCATTATGACCACCATCGCCATTTCAGCACTGCCCGTTGCGACAGTCATCAACGCAGCAGACGTTATGCCCATTGTGCAAAGCGGCATCACCAAGCAGCTCACCAAGACGCTGTTGTTTACCAGCCCTACGTTGGTCACGCCAGCACTCGGCACAGTAGCGTCCGGTGTAATAAGCGCCTGCACAAGCACCGGCATGGTTATGGTCGCTCCTGTCATTGGTGCGGCCACGGGCACAAGCCTAGCAGTAACTGGTGCAGTCACTTCATCGGGCACGGCTGGCGTAGGCTACGCCGCAGGTGCGGGCGGTGCTGTCACCCAAGCAACAAGCCGTACCACAGGCGTGACACTAAATAAAACCTCTGGGGCGATAACCCTGTTCAGCGCAGCAGGCACAACAGTCGCGACGACCTTTACCGTGACCAACAGCACCGTTGCGGCAACCGATGTCATCACCCTGAACCAGAAATCAGGCACAGACCTTTATGACTTGATGGTCACAGCAGTAGGTGCTGGAAGTTTTAATATCACATTCCGCACCACGGGTGGCACGACAACCGAGCAGCCTGTTTTCAACTTTGCCGTCATCAAAGGCGTGGCAACGTAATGAAGACGCCGATTTTGGGCAGCACCTATGTGGCTCGCAGCGTCAACGCTGCGGATGCCCGCATGGTCAACTTGTTTCCCGAGATCGTGCCCGAGGGCGGCAAGGAGCCGGCGTTCCTGAACCGCGCTCCGGGGCTAAACCTGCTCAACACCATTGGCACCGGCCCGATTCGGGGCCTGTGGGCCTTCTCGCCGCAGAACGGTACAGGCTTCGTGGTGTCGGGCACGCAGCTCTACAAGATCAACAACAGCTACGCGCCGACGCTCATCGGCACCGTGGCCGGCACTGGCCCGGTCAGCTTGGCCGACAACGGCATTCAGTTGTTTATCGCGGCCAACGGCCCGAGCTACATTTACAACAACACGACCAACGCCTTTGGGCAAATCACCGACCCGGACTTCCCCGGCGCGGTGACTGTGGCGTATCTGGACGGTTACTTCGTTTTCAATGAGCCAAACAGCCCAAATATGTGGATCACGGCGCTGCTTGACGGCACGTCGATTGATCCGCTTGAATTTGCCCCCGTGGACGCGTCCCCTGACGGGTTGGTGGCTGTTATATCCAACTTCCGCGAAATCTGGGCTTTTGGCACCAACTCGATTGAGGTCTGGTCTGACACGGGCGCAACGGACTTTCCTCTCCAGCGCATCCCCGGCGCGTTCAACGAGTTGGGCTGCGCTGCACCCTATTCGATTGCTAAGATGGACAACAGCCTGTTTTGGCTCGGGCGTGACCGCCGGGGCCAAGGCATGGTCTATCGGGCCAACGGCTACGCCGGCCAGCGCATCAGCACCCACGCCGTCGAGTGGCAGATTCAGCAGTACAGCGATCTGTCGGACGCCGTCGCGTACACCTACCAGCAAGACGGTCACAGCTTTTATGTGCTGATCTTCCCCACGGCCAACACAACCTGGGTGTACGACGCCGCTACCCAAGCCTGGCACGAGCGGGCGGGCTGGAACAACGGCGAGTTCACCCGGCACCGCAGCAATTGCCAGATGGCGTTCAACAACAAAGTGGTCGTCGGCGACTACGAGAACGGCAACATCTACGCCTTCGATCTGGAAGACTACTCGGACAACGGCAGCATCCAGAAGTGGCTGCGGTCGTGGCGGGCGCTGCCCACTGGCGCCAACAACCTCAAGCGCACCGCGCAGCATAGCTTGCAACTCGACATTGAGTCGGGCGTTGGCTTGAACTTGTATCCCGCCTATGATGCGGAAGAGTTAACGGCTGAAAACGGCGACATCTTGATTGCCGAGTACGTGCAAAACGAAATTACTGCCGAAACGGGCGAAGTGCTGACTACCGAGGCAGGTGATGGTTTTGAGCCGCTGGTTGATGCAGCCGCCTACCCTGTGCCGTTTGTGCCGCCCATGATGTTGTCAACCACTGGTTACCCTGCTGCACCCGGCTACAGCCCCGAGGTCATGCTGCGCTGGTCGGACGATGGTGGTCACACATGGTCCAACGAGCACTGGGCGCAGATCGGCAAGATCGGCGAATACTACCGCCGGGTGTTCTGGCGGCGCATGGGCATGACCCTAAAGCTGCGCGACCGCGTTTATGAGCTATCGGGCACCGACCCCGTGAAGATCAGCATCATGGGCGCAGAGTTGATTCTGAGTCCAACGAATGCTTAGCCCAACCACGCCAATC